CCGGGCAAACGCCTCCTGTAACGCAGAAATTTCTGTATAGGTGTTGTCTAGCGCACCTTTTGCCTTCGTGTAGAAGGCGTCCATAGCTTTGGTGCCTTCCTCGATTTGGGCAGCAATACCCTTGAAGAAGACGTAATTAGTAATAGCTTTCAGGGCTTCCTTGGAATTGATAAAAGCGGTAGCGAGGGCGTTTGCGTTTTTCACAGCAACGCCAATATCGTTTTTGCGGATATAGTCTAGGCTAGTACGTAGCTGATCCCCCGTCTGCTTTTCGTAGGCGGCAAACCCACGCGCAACGGAAGTGTTCGCGTCCCACTGACCTTTAATGCCGCGCAACGTAGCAAGTTGTACATCTTCTGCCTTAGTGATATCGGCGAGCGCCGCTTTAGCCGCATCTAGCGGCCCTATGAGCGAGCGAACCGTATCAGCATCCGCCCTACTACGAATAGCCGACTGTACCGCCAGCTCCCGCGCCCGTACTTCATTTTGTAGTGCAGTCTTTTGCTTCTCCACTTCTCGGAGAACAATAAGATTTTCTAGATAGGATTCTCGGTCTGCGGTCTGTAGCAGCCCCAGCACGTTTTCCAGTTCATCCCCAGTAGCGCCCATATACTGCTGGATGAATTTGGTTTGCGCCGACGCATTACCCAGAAGCCCAAGAGCCCGCTCAATCTGATCGCTATATCCGATCTGCGCTTTTTCTGAATCTGCAATATACGCAGTAAGCTCCCGCTGCCGACGCAGCAATGCGGCTTCTTCTGCCGTTCTGTTTGTCTCGTTCTTGGAACGAATTTCGTCTGCGGACTTCTGAATCTTGTTAAGCTCTTCCTGAGCCTTTGCGGTTTCCGATGTCGTAAATTTCAGCGCCGCAGCAATCTCTAGAATACTGCGTACATTGGCGTCCGCCACTTCCATGAACTGACGCTTGAAAGTTGCAGAAGTAGCGACTTTCCTAGCGCGATCCGCTGCGGCATTGTAGTCGTCCAGTTTCTTACCGGCCTCGTCATACTCTTTCTGGAGCCCTTGAAGCAGCGTTTTCTGCGCTTCCAGCTCCGCCTCTAGTCCAGAGATACTACGCACGATATCCGAGTTATCCAGCCCCTTAGCCAGCCCGGTACGGGCCTCTACAGGCTGCGCCATTGCATCGTGCAGTATCTTGATCCTATCTGTGATCTCCTGAATCTTCTGCTTGGTCAGAGAGCTTTGCTTAACGATATTGCCGAACAACTCCATCTGCGCCGCATAGGCTTCCGGGTACGCACGCAACGTGCCGCCTACCACAGAAACATTCTCTGCGAACTTCTGAAGATCGGTGTTGACCTGTTCACTACTGCGGGCAAACATCTGAACAATACTCTGCCCGATACTCTCTTCCTTGCTCGCTACATCTTGAATACGCTTTACGTAGTTATCGTAAGCTGAAACCGTCTTTTTCAGCGCCTCCTGCTTTTCCATTTCGGCCGCAACCATGGCGGAGGAATCCGCCTGCATACCGAAGATCGGGCCAAATGCGTCTACTAACCACCCGGATACAGAAGTGGCTCCTGCCTTAATAAACCCCCACACCGAGTCCCATGCTGCTTTCGCCTGTTCAGGAAAAGCAATAACTAGCGTAGTAATGAGCAGCCCCAAAGGGCCAAAGAGAAACCGAGTAATACCAGCAAAGATATTCTTCAAAACGCCGCCAAGTCCGGTAACCACCGAACCAACACCCCCCATGACCGAGGAGAAGATTCGTACACTTCTAGTCGAATTCTGAAGAGTGGCCTGAACAGATTTTGTGGTGTTCAGCAGTTCTTTGCCGTTTCGCGCCGCCGCCTCACTAGCATCACGTAGCGTGTTAGCAGCGATTGCCGCAGCGTTTGCCTTAGCCGCAGTATTCAAAAACGAATCCGCTGCCGCCGCACCAACGCCTACCGTCCCCAAAGATTTACCGAAAGCGGAAGTAATGTTGCTAGCCGCAGCATTACGCTGAGCCGCCGCCGCAGCCGCTGCCGCCGCCGTTGCTGATGCCGCCGCAGACGCCGCAGCAGCCGCGCCCTGCTCCGCAATCACTACGAGACTCTGAATCGCGCCAACCATCCCGGTCATAGACGCGTTCAATTGACGAAGCGTTATACCAACTGCGGCAACAACTCGTATCAGAGTAGTCTGGAAATTAGTTGCTGCGGCCCCCGCCTGCGCCATCGCAGTCGAAGTAGCAGGCCCAATCTGCGAAACAGCAGCGATGTACCGAGAAAGAGGGCCAAGCAGATACCCGGCAACCGTATTACCGATAGAAAGGATCGCGGTACCTAGCGCAAAGAACCACTGCGCCGCTTTAACCGCAATCAGCAGTTTCAGGATAGCAAGTAGCTGGTCTAGCGACGGGGAGACTTCCCCGACCCATTTGACTAGATCAACAATAGACGAGACTAGAAGGGCGATGCCGCGTGAAAGACTTTCTACCGCAGCCAGTGCGCCGGGGCCCTCCAGCACTTCGGTAAGATTACGAAACGCCCGAACCAACGGCTCAAGAGCCTTTTCGCCTGCTTTGATAGCAAGATTGTTAAACGCCTGCTTCAGCTTGTCGAACTGCTTGACCAACGCCTCCATGATGTTGGCGTATTCTTTCGTGGACGACTGGCCGGTAATAAACGCCTGCGTTCCTTTCTGGAGCAGCATGTTCAGCCGCTCAAAATCGTTGCCCGCATCGACAACGACTTTCTGCAACGCAGAGAACTGTCTACCGCTACCGAAAAGCTCGTCTACCAGTTCCGCCTGCTTGCTCTGATCCGTAATCCTGTCAAGAGCGCGTGCGACATCCTTGAGCGCCTCCAGCGGATCTGCCCGCAACCTGCGCCCCCACTCCTCAGAACTGATCTGAAGAAGTTTGGTGACGACCTTGACTTTGGTCTGAAGATTGATGAAGGCATTAACGAACGTGGTACCCGCTTGTTCCACAGGCACACCGAGTTCTCTGGCGTAGCCTGCGAGCGCCGCTACCTGCGTAATCGTCAGGTTAGCGGTATTGCCGATACGCTTCATGATGTCCGAAAGCTCGCCAGCCGTAGCCACCGAGTTGTTGGACACCTCGTTCAACAGCGAGAAGATCTTTTCTACGCTGGCAATCGGGACATTAAAAACCGCAGCAAGCTGTGCGCCGAACTCACCCGCCTTCTCGACAGACAGATCAAGGGTTACCGACGCTTTCGCAACAGACTCGGTGAACGCTTCAACCGCTGCTTTGCCTTGCTTGCCCAGACCAAGCTGACCGGCAATAGCAGAAATAGCCGCCAGATCGGTTGCCGCCGTACCAAGGCGGGTGGACATGCCAAGAAGCGATTTGGAGAGCTGACGAATTTCTTCGTCAGTAAATTCTGTAGTCTTCTGGACGTTCTTCAGCTCACGCTCGAAATCAGCCGCAGCCTGAATCGGGAAAAGCGTGAACTTAAGAGTCGCGAATGCCGCCGTGATGGCACCGACGGTTCGGATGACGTTGGATTCAAACCGCTTAATGGTCTGTGCGGTTTCGTCCTGTACGCGAATTACGAAAGAGACATCTTTCTCAGCCATCGGCAATCCCCTGCAAGGTCAGGAGATGCTCATCCAGACCTTTATGGTCAAAAGCAAAGCCGATAGCACACATAGTATCCACCACTTCCATACTGCGGCGTAGCCCAATATGCCGGGTGGCCGCAGCGGCGTAGAGATGGAACTTGTCTATCGGCATCTCTAATATTTCATGTTCCCTAAACCCCAACGATACCAGTAGTAGTATGTTATCTATGAACGCGGCAGCGGTGTCCTTCCGCGTTTCCTCTTCCTGGGCCTGCTTATCGTCTACGCTTTTTGTAATTCTTTTTGGACGATTGGCAGAACCCTTTGCGAGAAAAAATCCTTATTCAACTGAAACTCGGCCATCACGATCTTCAACGTGTCGTCCAGCTCCAGTTCCATGAAATGCTCCTTGCTCATGTCGCAGAGCTGTATCGCCACCTCGAAAATCTCCTCAGAGGTGTGCGCCAGAATCTCTGCCATGTAGGAAGGATCATCAAGCCGGAAGGATACCTCGGCAAACGAGGTGAACCCCAACTCCCGCATGATGTTGGAAATCAGACGCAAAACCATGCCAGTATGCTTGGTCTTGCATTTATAGATGTTGACCTTGGTGCCGTCAGTCAGCTCGACAAAAAGCGGAGGCGTGGTGCCTACCGCAACGTCAATTGTCTCGGCAATCTTTTCCACATCTTCTGCCTTAGCCATGTCTCACCTCTGTGTCACCGTAAAGGGGCCATACGGCAGAACCGCATGGCCCCACTCCTCCAACTCACCTAGCTTCAGGTCACGTTCATCTGCCTGAAGAACTTAGACGTACCCGCCTGAAGCGCATCGTACAGGAGGCTGCCGGACACCTCGAAAGATGCCAGCTCCTCGTTGATGACTCCGTAGCCAGACAGCGGATCAAGAGACGCCTTGAACATGTCGATGACCACAGGCTTGTTGTTGATGGTATTCAGGCCCTCAAAACGCAGCCACCGCTCCATCGAGGTCTTGGTGAACGCGTGAACGAGCGTACCGGCACCCGCCGTGAAATCCAGATACAGATCAACGCCGTTAGCGATGTTGGCGGCAGCGCCTTTGGCCGTCTGCTTAGCCGTGCTAAAAATGATCAGCGATCCGTTATTCAGATCAATCCAACCGTTTTTCGACCCAGCCGCACTTTCGGAAGTACCGAACTCATACGTGATAACCGGGGAACCAGACGTACTACCAACAGTCACCGCACTGATACCAGCGTAGGCCACGCCAGTCGAGTAGTTAATGATCGGGATACGGTAATCCGTATCAGTGGCTGCCACCTGAGCCTCCAGCAGAAGATCTGTGACCGCACCAGAAGAAACCGCCGCCGTTTCGCCCCAGAACGCCATAGCAAGGTTAGTAACCGCCATGTCTTCCAGAGTCATACGGAAGGTGCCCTTCTTCTCCTGCACGATGGTCAGGTCAACCGCACGCGAGCCCGACATCGACTCCTTATGCTCAAATTTCGTTACCTCGACAGAAACCTCAAGAGAGGGGACGTTGCCGAGAGACACGAAACCCTTGGGAGTCCCATCAGTATTGCGCTCGGCAACGTACAGAACGCCTTGTCCAGAATAATATGCCATTTTCTCTGTCTCCTAAGTCAGTCAACTGACGCCTAGTGTCGGGAAGCTAGTCTCCCAAGTCTGACCGTAGAAGATGACACCTTCTGTTTCTGAACCTAATGGCTGTTCGCCATTAAATATCCACGGTCTGCTGTTGACACCCTTGTACCCGAGAATTTTAGCGCGCAAAGCGTCAAGTAATCCAAGGGCATCAATCTTGGTATCGTTATCGGCACTATACTGATAATTGATCGCCAAGATTATTGTGAAGTACACCGTCAGAAATACTGCACTGGAGGCGCGACCGCCAGCACTGGTAACACTATTTTCCTGTTTCTGCGAACCATTGTAGACCACACCCACCATAGGCAATTGCACGTAGTCTGACAACTGCTCCAGCTCGCGAGTGGAGTAGATTGTAAACCCCTTGTCCACGATGTCTGGAATCGCATTGACCAGTGTTTTCAGCTCACCTTGAAGATCGTTGATGCTAGGCATCAGATACTCCTGAAAGCCCTGACCACTCTACCGACCAAACCTTCGTTGATCTCATTTATTGTATTAGTGTCCATAGGAGTAAAAGGCCGGGGCGGGACGATAATAGGCCCCCCAGGAGACACTCCCACGAATCCAGCCTGAAGTAGCCGGGCTACTTTAGCTACCGAAATCGTCTTGCCGTTAGGCTTAGAGTAGTTAAGCGTAGGGTCAACAAAAATACGTGCGGTGTATGTGTTGCTCACCTGCTTGATCTTGGATTGCAGGGATCTAACCATCAACCCCGTATCCACCATAGCCTGATTCGCGTTGTCGTTTTCGCGACGCTTCGACATAGTGATGGGGGAAGGCGAAGGCCAACGAGTTCCAGCAGGAGAAGTCTGAGCGCGGGGATTAGCCCCCGCAGGCTCAAAACGATCTCTCGTGTGCTGCAAGGCAACGGCTGCCGCCAACTCCGTACCGCCCTTTGCCGCTACCGCTATCTTTGCAGGAGCCGCCCGTATCCTGGCAACAAAGTTTTTGATGGAAGAAGTGATGCTGAATTTGAGCATCACAACACCATACTGTCTGACGGCGGAACCGAATTGTAGTAGGTAGTGATGTACTCGTTTATGGACGAATACAAAATACCGTACAACACTTTGGATACATTGGGAATATCTTTCTTGCTATGCGCGATTGCCTGCGTGTGCTGAATATAGATAGCGGCGCTAACCGCAGCGTTACGCAACCACAATGGAATATCAGACGACCCCTCCGTGTACCCCGCCACATACTTCACTGCAATAGTGCCGTAGCCTACAGGCGGTGCAACCAATATCGTGACCGTGCCACGCACGAAACTGTACGTGTAGTTGGCATCGCTGATCAGTGTAGTGCTTGATGGCACAACCTGATTGTTGTTCTCAGAAAAATACACTAGCGGAGCAACAGTCAGAAACCGCTGCGTCAACGCTAGTGTCGGGGCAACAAACGAATCAAACGGAGAAGGAGTGTAGTCGAAGTAATCAATACGCTCCGTCTCGGAAAGAGAAGTCCGTAGCATGGATTCCACTAACGAGGTAGCAGCCTCCAGAGCAGACTCTACGGACTGAGGGGAAGCTGACGCCAGCGTACTAGAAAGGTTGACCCTCGCGAGCACATCTTGAACGGTAGCCAGCTTCATAAAGTAGTCCTACGTTATAGGTCAGGTAACTTCATCTACAGAGCCGTCCGAACCCGCCTCTTCCGCCTTCGCCTTACGACGACGCTTTAGAGGAGCAGCCTCGGGGGCAGCAGCAGACAACGGTGCGCTAGTACCCTCTACGATGGTGAAGTAGGGGTGAACATTGTTGGCGATATCCCTGTACGTAGAACCCAGAAGATGCGTAGCTAGAGAATCGTCTACTTCAACGACATCGCCACGCTTAATGGGGTCAGACCTAACGGCCCGACAGAAATACACTTCTGCACCTACCTGAACCAGTTTCATCTAATTCACCTTTTAGCCATTACCGCTTGTTGAACCAAAACAGGAGCAACTGATTGGTTGCATTCGTGCATTTGACGCCACCCGTGTCGGTACCGCCAGTGAGCGTAGCGCCGCCCGCCGTGATATGCGTGCTACCAGTCGTCCCAATAGAGTTACCACTCGTACCGTCGGCTACCGCAGTGACCGTCACCACGCCAGACGAAGTACGTGCAGCCGACACCTTGGCCCCGCCATTCGCGAGATAGGCATCATTGCTCGTTTCGTAGGCATTGATTGCCGCAGCAAGGTTAATCGCCGACGCGTCATCCGACACACCAACTTTAACCTGACCATACTTAGTCGGGTCGCCAGCCTGGAACGTATACGTCTTGCCGTTAACCGTACACGCGTCGAGTGCAACAACACCAGAAAGAGTCAGCGTGCCAGACGCCTTCACCGACACGATGCTCATGTTCGCCGTCTGGTCAGTCAACGTACTGGCGTTGTTGTTGATGGCCGACAGAATCGTATCTTCCGAACGGATAGCAGCAACATTGATCTTCGTATTGGCCCCGGCCCCGGTCAGAAGCTCGACCCGAAAGCCTTGCAGTTCCTTCACCATCGCAGCCGCCGAGCCCAGATCATCGCCCTGGAACCCAGCACCGCCTGCGCCCAGATTGGGGAGCGTATTCAGCGCCATATCATGTCTCCTCTAGGGGAGGGGGCCTTTCGGCCCCCACGCCCAATTAGATGTTGATGTACTTCACAGTAGCCGCCTCTTCGTCAATCTTCACATCGACGCGAGCGGTCAGGACGATGATGATCTGGCGCGAACGAATGTCCTTATCCGTCTCCACCTGAATATTCCGCTGAATGCCGAAAATCAGATTCTGCGGGAAGGTGAAGAAACCCTTGCTGGCCGGAAGCAGCGCCAACGAAGACACCGGAACACCGTAGGCAACCAGTTCACCGTTGGTGGTGAGGGCCGAATCGCCATAGCCGGTGGCGCGCTTCGCCACGTTTGCGCGATAACGGATGCTGTCGGCAACCGTAATGTACTGCTTGAGCTGGTTCAGGTTGCGCAGATACTTCTGCGGCATCGCCAGCAGACCGTCTTCAAACAGATCCGGGGAAATGCCAGCACTGGCGTTATCCACCACATGCGAGGTCATCTGCTTCATGAAGCCATCGGCCAGAGCAAGATACGCATCGCCCGATGCAGTATCGGCGTTGATCGCCCAATCCTCAAGGTCGATAGCCGCACGCTCGGCAATGAGGCGCATGATGTGCTCCTCAAAATTACCGCGCTCCAGATTATCCTCCAGCACCTCATAGGGCAGATGGATTTCGGCCATCACCTCCTTGGTGGTGAGCGTAATCTGCGAGGTCGTGGGCTTGGAGCGATCCGCCGCAGCAAGGTAACGGTCGTTAGTACCGTCATCCGCAGCAAACGGAGCCGAGCCCTGCGGCGCGGCCTTCATGATGCGCGACCCGAAGCCCAGACGGTCGATCTTCA